CCGCCATAGTCAAGCCACTGCCGGTGATCGCGGGCCTGGACACCTGGGCGTATCTCGGCAAAGACCTCGCTACATCGCAGAACGTCGGCCCAGGCGGTGCGTTCACCAACTTCACCGCTGGGCCGCCGACTTATTTCCCGACCTACATCCATTGCCAAAACGCGACGGGTGCGCTCCAGACCGCATCGTCGTTCCACACGGCTGAGACGGCACTGATTGCCTGCCGGCAGACGCCGGTGGCCTCGCAGGTCGGCACTCAGGTGTTCATCATCGGCAACTACTACAACGGCTATATCGGATATACCCCCTATGTTGGCGGATCGACTGCGATCCAGATGTACAACGGCGCCACGGTCAATATGTCTCTCGTGACGCCACCGGTCACTGACTGGCGGTTTTTTGCCTGCACGATCGGCGGCGGTGTGGTGCCGGCGGTCTATGACCTCACCAAGAACCTAAGCAACATCGGCGCCACGCCCTCGACCAACACCGTCGGCGCGATGTTGAAAATCCTCGGTTCCAGTCAGGCCGCAAATCTCGCGACGAACAACGGCGCCTGCGACATCGCGTTCTTCGCCAGCTACAACGCGATCCTGACCAAGCCGCAGATCGACGCGATTTATGCGAGCGTTAAGCAGTCGCTGGCGTTGCGCGGGATCGCAGTATGATCGAGCCCGACACGCCGATTGCCGTCAGCATGAGCGCGCAGCAATGGGGCGTCGTGCTTGAGGCGATCAGTCATGCGCCGTATCGGGTAGTGGCGCCGATCTTCGCCGCCATCCAGCAGCAATGCATGGAGCACGACCAGGGAACCGAGCAGATGCCGTCGCGGGTTAACGGTGGCGCAGCCGGTGACCGAACCGCTCCCAGGCCAGCAGGAAGCGACGGAAGTAAGGGCGCCTAGCATGGCGGATCCAACCACCCCCCATTATAATTACACCCTGCCGACGGTCGGCCTGGACCGCGACGCCTGGGGCGACCTGATCAACAACAACTGGACCAAGCTGGACGCCGATCTGTGGACGGCGACCAGCGGCGGCGGGTCACTGCAGACGCAGATCAATGCCATCAAAGCCGCGCTCGCCAATACCATCGAGCCGGTCGGCTCGCTCAAGCCATGGCCGACGGCGACGAGCCCTGGCGGCTGGCTCCCGTGCGACGGCTGGGCGATCAGCCGCAGCGGCTTTCCGGATTTGTATGCCCTGATCGGCAACACCTACGGCGCGGGTGACGGCGCCACCACCTTTAACTTGCCGAACTACGTCGGCCGCGTGTTGGTGCATCGCGACAACGGCACCATTTTCGTTGGCACCCTACACGGCGAAAGCGGCCATGTGCTGACCGCGAACGAAATGCCATCGCACAGCCATACCGGCATCACCGACTTGCAGGGCGTGCATAACCACACGGTGGACCCCGGCTTGCTGGGTAGCGCCGCCGCCGGCTTCCAGCAATTCATCAGCGTTCCGAACCAGGCCGGCGGCACGCCGCTGACCACCAGTCTCGCCGGCGGGCATCAGCACAACCTGTCCATTGCCGCCGCCGGCGGCGGTGCCGCGCACAACAACATGCAGGCGGGCGTCGGTGTGCAGTGGATGATCAAGGCGACCAAAACCGTTATTCCGTAGGAGGACGACATCATGTCTGAGCAACTGCCTGCCGATGACCCCGAGGTCGGCCAGTATCCCTACACAAAGCCGCCGCCGATCGAGCAGCGGCGGTTCCACGAGGACCCGAAACCGTGGGACGCGGCGCTGTTCACGCAAATCATGCAGGGCCGCGGCGCGCCGCCGCCAAGGCCCGGCTACGAACACCAGCAGCGCGCCGTGGGGCGGCCGGACGACACGCCGTCGGATCTCGCGGTGTCGGGCGGCATGACCGTCGCCGAGCTGCTGGCGATGCCGGCGGAGGAGGCGCAGCAGGCGATCGACGCGCTGCGCGAGCAGGCCGCGGCGCTCGCCGAGCAGCGGCGCATCCTCGCCGAGGAGTTGCAGCCCGACGAGCCGGCGCCGGCACCAGAACCGCCCGCGCCGACCCCGCAGCCGCCGATGCCGCAGACCCCGCCGCCGCAGCCGTCGCCGCCGGAATGACGCTGCCGCTCCAAATGACGCTCGGCCAGCTGCTGGCGCTGCCGCAGGCCGAGCGCATCGCCACGATGCGGGCGCTGACCGAGCGCGCGGCGGCGCTCGGCGACTACCGGCTGGAGCCCTCGCCGCCGAACACCCAGCAGGGCGACGGCAGCGTCGGCGTGATGCGCATGCCGACCGCCTACCCGGGCACCTTGCTCGCCACCGATAAGGACGAGGACGAGGGTGGCCGGTAAGCGCGTCGCCCTGACGCTGCCGCCCGGCTCGAAGCGGCGCGCCACGCCGCAGGACACCCGCGGCGGTTGGTGGGATATGTCGTTGGTGCGTTTCGCCGGCGGCATGCTGACGCCGATCGGCGGCTGGAAAACCCTACCCGGCGTGCAGACCAACGGGCCGGTGCGCAACCTGCTGTCGTGGCGCGACCTCGATCGGCTGCGCTGGGTGGCCGCGGCGTCGCTGGCCGACATCGTCGTGTGGGACGGCGCCACCGGCACGGTGATCTCGCCCGGGGATTTCGTGGCGGGCCAGGCCGCCGGCCTGCTCGACGGCTACGGCATCGGCGGCTACGGGCTGGAGACCTACGGCACGCACCGCTCGCTGGAGCCGGAGCAATACCGCGCGGGGCCGGGCGACCAGATCGCGCTCGACAATTACGGCGAGACGCTGCTGGCCATGGGCAGCGCCGACGGGCGGCTGCTGCAATGGTCGCCGGAGCTGCCGGTTACCACGCAGATGACGCCGGTCGCCGGCGCGCCGACCGGGCGCAGCTGCATCACCACCGACGAGCGCAGTGTCGTCATCCTGGGTGCTGCGGAGGACCCGCGTCGGCTCGACTGGTGCTCGCTCGAACTGCTCACCGACTGGGCGCCGACCGCGACCAATACCGCGGGCTCGCTGCAGCTGCGCTCGACCGGCACCGGGCTGGCGATGCGGAGGGTTGCGCAGGGCGTGCTGATCTGGTGCGACGACGACGTGCATCTGCTGCAATTCGTCGGCACACCCTACGTCTACGGCCTGCAGCGCATCGGCAGCGGCTGCGGGCCGATCGGCCCCGAGGCGATGGTCGGCTGGGCGGGCCGCAGCGTGTGGATGGGCAAGCAGAATTTTTGGATTTACGACGGCGGCGTGCAGCCGCTGCCGAGCGATATCGACGGATTCGTGTTCAGCGACCTCAACGTTGTCACCGCCGGCCAGACGTTTGGCTACCACAACGGGATTTTCCCCGAGATCACCTGGCACTATCCGTCGGCTGCGGCGACGTCGCCGGATCACTACGTGACGTGGAACTACAAGGATCGGCTGTGGACGCACGGCGTGCTGGCCCGCAGCATCGGCTCGGAGCCCGGCGCGTTCGGCCTGCCGCTACTGGGCACCGTGGCAGGCACCGTCTACCAGCACGAAACCGGCTATCTCGCCGACGGCGCGCCGCGCGGTGCCGCGGTCTACGCCGAGACCGGCGATCTGCAGATCGGCGACGGCGATACGCTGGTGCAGCTCGATGCGATCTACCCGGATCTGCGCCAGCCGCAGCTGGTGCAGTTTCATTTGAAAGGACAGCTCGAAGCGGCCGCCGGCGAAACCGATTTCGGGGTGTTCGCCCAGGAGCGCGACGACGGCGTCATCGACACGCTGCTCGACACGCGCTCGCTGCGGCTGCGCATCGAGGGGCTGCAGGACGGCCCGTGGCAGCTCGGCCGCATCCGCCTCGGCCTGACCCCGGGACCCGGCCGATGAGCGGGCGCCCCGCCATGCCGTCGCTCCGGCTGCCGCGCGCGGCGCGCGGGGCACCGACGCCGGAGGAGTTCAACAACGCGATGGCACAGCTCGAGCGGGCCGACTCGGCCAACCTGAAAACCGGCACCACGCCCGCCTTGCCGGCGCTGGTGCTGACCGCACCGGACGGCTCGGCCTGGACGGTGACGGTGTCGGCCACCGGCGTGCTGAGCACGGTGCCGGCGCGATGAGCCCGCGGCTCGATCCGGCGGAGGCGCGCGTCGTCGACTGCCTCGAGCGCGCCCTCGCGCTGGCCGGCGGGACGCATGATTTCCAGAGCGACGTGGTGCCCCGGCTGCTCGACGGCCGGGCGCAATACTGGCAGCGCGGCGCGGCGGCGATCGTCACCGAGATCCACCACTACCCGCGCTGTCGCGACGTCAACTACTGGCTGGTCGGCGGGCGGCTGGCCGATGCGTTGGCGCTGGTGCCGGAGATCGAGGCCTGGGCGCGCACCCAGGGGGCGACGCGCGCCGTGGCGTTCGGCCGCAAGGGCTGGGCGCCGGTGCTCGGCCGGCTCGGCTGGCAGGTGGCCGGCACCGGCTATCGCAAGGAGCTCGTGCAATGAGCAAGGGCGGCGGTGGCGGACCGCAGACGGTGACCAACAAGACCGAGTTGCCGGCGTGGGTGAACCAGGGCGGCGCGGAAAATCTGGAGTACGCCAAGCAGGTGGCGGCGCGGCCGTATGAAGCCTATGCCGGCCCGACGGTGGCCGGGCTGACCGCCGACCAGACCAGCGCGATGGACTGGATCCGCGCCAACTCGACCGGCGCCGCCGACGCGATCAGCGGTGCCACCAGGGCCATCACCGGCGGCAATCTGGCGACGACGGCGCAGTCGCTGTTGAATCCCTACCTCGGCAACGTCGAGGCCGGCGCGGAGGCGCAGCTGCAGCGCAGTGCCGACCAGGCGCAGAACGACCTGGCGAGCCGCGCCGCCTCCGCCGGGGCGTTCGGCGGCACGCGCTTCGGCGTGCAGTCGGCCGAATTGGCCGGCAACATCGCGCGGCAGGCCGGCGATCTCAGCGCGAATATCCGCAGCCAGGGGTGGAACACCGCCGTGCAGACCGCGCTGGCGCAGGCCGGGGC